CGCTCAACAGATAAATAATATCTGTCACACGGAATTTATGATTGACTTTTAAATCATTAAGAGATGTATCACGTAACACTAAACGATATAGCATACAGCATCTTCGAGTCTATCAGAGGTAAGATTAGCGATGACGATAATATCTCGATAGATCAGATCAAGTCTCTGATACATAGTACCAGAGCTATGCTGTTGAAGCAGAAATTCGATAAGAATCTTAGAGTGATAGACGATGTATTCACTCAGTCACTCGGAGCACTCGAAACTGAACAAGTGGATTCGTCGATACATCCTGATATTCCATCTGAGAAGTATCTGCTTAGAACACTCCTCGAAATTCCTGAGACATTAGATCGCAGGAATTATGAAGGTACGTTTACAAGGATTGGACCTGCTGAGAGAAAATCTCACAAGTTCAACCTTGTCAGCTATGATCGTGCTATCTATTCAGGAAACGGACGCTTCAATCGAAACGAAGTGTATGCTTTCATACTGGATAGCAAGATTTATCTGATCAGTAATAGTATCTATCATAGACCCATACAGTACATTGATGCTATTGGAGTATTCCAAAACCCTACACAGGTAGCGTTGTTCAAAGATGAGAATGGAGATAGTCTCTATTCTGATGATGGAAGATACCCTATTAGCATGGCAATGAGAAATATGCTTGAAGAAATGATTGTCAAAGGTCGTATGGCTCCGCAGAGTGCTGTGGCAAGTGATGTGGTTAATGACGCAACCGACTCAATAGATGCAGGAGAAGCTGGGCATTAAAGATATTTACAGGTTCTATAAGCAAAGTGTTGATAAACCTGTTCCTTACGCTCAATTTAAGCGTGTGTGGGAGAGCTTTGCCGATCAAGTGGTACAAAGTATCATCTTAGAGGGAAAAGACTTCCACATGCCTTCGTTGGGTGATGTAGGAATAAGGAAACAGAAGGTTGTTGTAGCAATGACTCCTGAAGGTGACATCGACAAGCGATATTTAAGAGTGGATTGGAAGTCAACGAAAGACCTTTGGGAACGAGATGTTGAAGCTAAGAAGCGTAAACAACTTGTGTTCCATTTGAACAAACACTTTAATGGATTTAATGTGAAGTGGTTTTGGGATAAATCAACTTGCTTGACTATCAATAATACTGCATACTCATTAACGATGACCAGAGCGAACAAGCGACTTCTTGCTGAGGTTATTAACAATGATAATAACGAAGTCGATTATTACGAACAACAACCTAAAGTCAGACGCTATGAGCGAAAGAATTAACATGACCAAAGAAACCGGAAAAGACGGTAAAACAACTGTCAGTTTTCGCAAGTCTTGGGAAAAGAACGGTTTAAGCCACAGCAAGGAAGTCCGTAAGGTCGAAGGTGGTTACATCGTTACTGAAGCCAAGTATGGGAAACCTGCTGACGTAGAGGATGCTGAGTATATTGACGAACATAAAGAGTACGTCACTACTGAGAATCCTTTTGATGAAGTTAAACCGACTGAGGATGATCAGAAAATGTTCTCCTTTGTCGATACACCACTAATGTAAAAACAGTCAACGATGAGCTTAAACGGCAAATATGTTGATGTAGCTTATATTATTGAGCGTGTCTATCGAGATTACGGATTTGATTTGGAAGTCAAATACGATGAAGTGATCGAATGGGTATGGGACGTGATGGCTCTGATTGGTACTCCTCAACAACTTGTTGATAAGATCACTGATGGAAGCGACACTATGCCAAACCCTATCGAAGTCACCAATTACAGAGGAGAGCTTCCAAATGATCTTTTTAATGTATATCTCGCAAGAGATTATGAGACAAAGATGCCTATGATCTGTAAGTCCAGTTCCTTTCTAAGAGATATGGATCAGATGTTTGTAAGGGAATCTCAATACTCGTACACGCTTAATAATAACTACATCTTCACATCCTTCGAAGAAGGACAGGTAGAGTTACACTACAGAGCGTTTCCAACCAACTCTCTCGGTATGCCTATGATTCCTGATGACATTAAGTTCGTCATGGCTGTACAGGCATTTGTAGCTGAGAGAATAGGATTCAGACTCTTTATGCAGGATCATCTTGCAGGTCAGAAATATCAGAAACTTGAGCAAGATCGAGCATGGTATATTGGTGCTGCTGGTACGAAAGCTCAGATTCCTTCGATTGACGAAATGGAATCTATTAAGAATCGTTTCCTGCGACTCAGGATTCATACCGATTTACATAATGCTTCGTTCATTTATTCTCCTGATAGTGAGAGACTTATACTTCACAATAATCTCGGACGGTAATGGCTAAGATGACGAACACTTTCAATCAGGGGATGGATCAAGATACATCCAAGAATAAGTATGATGATAAGCATTACTATTCTGCTAACAATGTACGTATAACCAGTCAGGATGGATTGAGTGGTGGTGCGTTGGAAGATATAGAAGGTACTCTTGAGAGGGTTACTCTTGGTGATACTTTGCGTAGAATCATTGGGTATTGTGTTCTGAGAGATGATATTATCTTATTTATAGGGACAAGTTTTAGTGGAAACCCAAGTTACATTGTAAGAGTTCCAATCGAAGAATTAGAAGCTCTTACTACAAATCAAACTTATCCAATAGATTTTGTTAATTATCACGTAAGTCCCGGTGATGGTTACAACCTTATCTATACAGAAGATATGGGATTTACTATTGGTTATCCCATTAAAGCGATTCCCCGATATGAAAATGAGTTAGTTCAAAAGGTCTATTGGGTTGATGGGTATCATAATCTTAGACATATAAACACTGTCTATAATGCTGATACTAACGATCTTGTCAATCTTCCTTTAGATAGAATTGAGGTTATTGGAAATTCTCAACTTATAGAACCTTATATAAGAGAAGAAATTGCAGGTAATATTAGAGCAGGTAAAGTTCAATATGCTTATCAACTTTATCAACTGCATGGTTCTGCTACTTTATGGAGTCCTATAAGTGATCTCTTCCATGTTACTGAAGCAGATGATTATGCAGCTAACAGTACTAAATACTTTGGTTCTGATATTGATGTTAATACTGGTAAAGGATTTTATGGTGAGGTAGATTTAAACAGTAGTGATGAAACTTACAGTAGGATACGAATTGTAGCTATTAATTATTATACTCAGGTTGATGAACCTGAAATACGTATTATTCTTGAAGGAGATATATACGATGATAGAATAGGCTTTAGAGACACAGGTCAGAATCTTGGAACCTATACTCTTGAGGAACTCAGAGTATTAGCTACTTCCCTATTCTCAGCAGGAGACCTTGAAACAAAAGATAACATTTTGTTTCCTGCAAACATTTCAGAAGATGCTTTTGATATAGAATTTGATGCAAGAGCTTATCGTTTTGGTGGTTCTTCAGGTACTTCAACAGCTTATAATTATATGTCTAATGTAAATTATAGACTTAAAGCATACGTATATGGTTCAACAAATTATGTAATTTCTCCCGGTGGATCATTTACAGGTGGTGCTGGTGGAACTAATTGGCAGCTTCCAACGGACGCTGATCTTCGGTGTACCTTTAATGATATAGATTCAGATGGAGATACAGGAGTTAATGATAACAGATTCAAATTTCAAGAAGATGGTAGTACCATTGGTGGAACTGGACCAAACGTATCCTATTACTTTGATACTAAACAGATTGAGGTAGATCAAAAACCAGTATCTACTTTTGCTGATATATTTGATATTCATTCAACTTACGATGGTGCTACTGATGTTCCTCCTGAAGGATTACGTTATAGCTTTTCTTATGAAGGATATGCAAGTCCTTATATAGCAGGAAGGTATGCTGGATATTTCCGAGATGAAGTTTACCGATTTGGAATTGTATTATTTGATGCAAGAGGTAGAAGTTCATTTGTTAAATGGATTGGTGACATCAGGATGCCTTCTGCAAACTCGAATGGAACCACTTATGAAATTATGAGTGCAGGAATCAGAGCGTATGCAAATATTTTATATCCTGTTTTTGAAGTAGATACCAGTAGTATTGCAAGTGATATTGAAAGTTATCAGATTGTAAGAGTTCTACGTACAAGTACTGACCGAAGTATTCTTGCTCAAGGGTTTCTGAATGAACCTAAACCTGAAGGTACTGCTGATACTTTTGTACATGAAAATTGGTTTGGTGCTACTTACAATACTGTAGATATGTATCAATTTCATTCACCTGAAGTTTCTTTCAATGCTGATCTTGTTCTTAGACCAACAACAGATTATTTACAGATCATAGGTGAAGGAACTAATGCACTTGATGGATTTATTACTGGACCTTCTGGTACACAAGATTATATGCAAGGAACACGATATTATTATTATGATAATATTGGACACGCAAATGAATATAATGCTGAATATTTTTCAGATATGGATGAGGGTAGAGTTGTGAAGCAGAATGAAGTTCAGGTTACTCTCGGAGCATATCATTATATAACTGAGGATGTAGTTGATAGAACACGTAAAGGAATACACTTTCTACTTCTTGCTGATAATGCAACTTTCGATGCAGCCAGTAAAACTTATGGTTCTCGTTCTATTGCTAACTACAGGAGAAATGTTTACGAAAGTCAATATGGAGGAAATACTTTTCAAGCAAGAAAATATAATGAGTATATAGCTGCAAGTAAAGTAACGGATAAGGCTGTAACCTCACTTGCTACGTTTGGTGGAGATACTTACATTGAGACATTTGATTGTATGTATTCATCTCACTTGAATGGATATGGTGTTCATGCTGGTGGTCTTAGAAATGATTGGCTTGGATTTGCTGTAGAAACAACTATTGTTCAATCGCTAAGGTATGAATCAGCTTGGAGTAAAGTGTACGAAGAGATTGATGCGTGTTTTATTCAGGATGAGGCTGGTGTGTATGATGATGGTGGAACCAGATTATATGCTCAGTTAAGAGATCAGTATATTTATAATCCTGTTTATTCCAAGCAAAATACTACTAAGATATTTATAGATGCACCTTTTGATTGGAGTGCATTGACAACCTTTGATACAAGGATTCTTGCATCTCTGACAAAGGTTAATGGTGAAGCTGCTGATAGTTGGCTATTATATCCTGCTAATCAGGTTATTGATGTTGATCCACAATACGGACCTGTTACAGCAGTGAAGCTCGTTAATAATAGACTTCTCTATTTTCAAGATAGTGCTTTCGGTGTAGTATCAGTAAATGATCGTGCTTTGATTGAAACTGGAAATGTATCTCAACTATCTCTTGGTGTAGCAGGTCTCTTAGACCGATATGACTATGCAAAGACTGATATTGGGTGTTACCATTGGAGACACCTTGCTCTTACCTCTAACGCTCTCTATTGGGTAGACCTGAAAGGGAAAGCAATGTACAGGTACGGGAAAGGTCCTGAAGAGTTATCTCTAATGAAAGGTATGGATTCATGGTTTAGAGATAATATTCCTGATGAACAGATAGATAATAAGTTCATCCATTATCAGATCGGTGCAGGTATGAGTATGTGGCAAGACCCTGAGTTTAAAGAAATTTATCTTACAGATGAAACAGGTAATTACACGTTAATGTATAGTGAAGTTACTGATTCGTTTGTAGGGTTTACTGACCATGATCCGTCACTTGTTATGAACTATCTTGATAAAACACTTAGTTTTAGATTACATGGAGATATTCATAGACATAATGATTTTTATTCTAATAGAGGATATATCTATGATGCGTATAGACAAATCTCTGTTACTCTGTTAATTAACCCACATCCGGATGACACGGCTGTTTTCAATAACTTCGAGTGGCTTACAGAAGCAACAACTTCCGGAGTAGATCAACCTGAGACATGGGAGATCGTTCATCTATGGAATGACTACCAAAGCACGAGACCGATTACTCTGACTGTCGGAGATAATGTAAAACGTAGGATGCGGAAGTGGAGATATATTATCCCACGTTCGGTAGAATTACCTGACGGTTCTCCTAACCCTGATGGTGAAAGATATGCACGTATGCGTGACACTCACCTATTCGCTTCGTTTGCTTACACTGGTGCTGACGACAAGGAATTT